TTAATATCCATAACTTATCAAAAAATATCTCATCATTAAACAAATTAAAATAAATCTTGGTATTGACCAATTTGTTTTCATAGCAAGTAAACTACCTGTAGCAAAGCCCCAATGTAGCGTAATTATCATAATTAAAAAACCATCTATCACCCAAAAAATGCCTCTAGTGTTGCCTCTCGTTCTAACTTCCACCCTATTGAATCTAGTATAAACTTTAGAGGATCAGTAAATGTTTTTTGAAACTGCAAATCATAATCAACATATTTGTGTAAATCAAATTCATATGGTATCTTTGACGCAAAAGATATTACGGTATCTTTTATAGGGTTAGGTATTTTTAACATTAAAAATTTTATCTTATCACCATCTTTAATTACTGGATATTTCATTTCTAATTTATGTTTATGTAAATTATAATTATATATTAATGCACCTTTGACATGTATTGGCGTACCTTTTTTATAGATACTTGAGCTATCTGCAAATTTCATTATATTATTACATGATCTAGGAAAAGCAACTTCTTCAGGCGATAATGTTTTAAATAATTCCTTAAAATCTGCAACATATTTAATAAGATCATCTTCACTTTCATTCATAATTACTCTAATTGCTTCTTTAATTTTTGTTCTACAAATCTCTGGCGTAGATGATTTAACAGCTTCAACACCCATAACTTTTAGTTTAGGATATTCATATCTAATACCTTCTTCATCAAATAGATTTAACATATATCTTTTTTTAGCAACCCATATACCTTTATTAGCAATTGCTTCTCGTTTCATAACCATCTTTTGTTCAAACGCATTTACATAATCAGCAAGATGTTCAAACGAACCATCAATAATCTTTTGTAGTTTTTGCTCTGATACCTTATCTAAAAAATCTGTAATTTGTTGTGGTGTTTTATCTTTACATACTTTTTCAACTAGTTTACCCATAGAAATATAAATTGAATCAGTATCAGACGCAACCACATAATTTTGATTATCTGTTTCTAATACCTTATTCATAAATTTATTTACATCTCTTTCAATCCAACGAATAGATAATTGACCACCTAGTGTTATTGCCTCTGCTTGTTTAACATCAAAGTATCTAAAGTATTGATTACCTATTGCGCCATAAGCACTATTCAAAGCAATCTTTTTTGCCATCTGAATATTATGACATCTAGCAATCTCATTTTTATAGATAGGATCTTTTGTCTTTTCAAATTCTTTTTTTGCTTCTATCATTTTCTTTTTATATACAACACGATCACCATACATCTTTTGCATTAACTCTGGCAAGAAGCCTTGTTTATCTCGTCTAAACATAGCACCATTAGGTGCAATTGTAATATTTTTATCTTTAGTAAATTTTAAATTGACTTGTTGTGATAACATATTTTCAACACTTATACCATTAGTTTTTACATCATAATAAGTTTCAGGACTAATATTATATTGCATAATTAAATGGGGATATAAACTATTTAAATCAAACGAAACAATCCATTTGTGTAAACCTAGGTCAGGATCTTTTACATATGCACCTTCGTATTGTGTTGCCTTTTCTTGGTCTTCTCTTGGTGGTATAACAATATGTTTACTCTTTAGATGATTATAGATTAAAGTATCCCAACATCTTACTTGCGAATAAACATCTGTATAATTAACTTTGTAATCATAGGCCATAGTTAAACATAATTCAATTAATTTCATCTTATCTTCAAGTCTATCAACTAGCTCTACATCTTGGATATTATATTCTACAAATCGTTGATAATCTTTTGTATAGAAATCTTTAAATGTTTCATAAGGATTATCTAGTTTTTCTTCGCCTAGTTCTACCTTTGCAATATAATTTAGTTTATAAGATTCTTGCCTAACATATGTAAACTTTTTATATAAATCAAAATAATCTAATACAGATATACCTAACATATTCCAGTATTGTTGATTCTTTTGACCAAGTTGTATTCGTTCAGCATTAACATAATTCCAAGGTGACATTTTATTGATAGTATCATTATCAAATATCATTCTCATTCTATTCATCAAGTAAGGTATATCAAAAAATTTAACATTCCAACCTGTCACAATATCAGGATGATTCTTACACCAGAATTTTAAAAACTCTAATAAAAGATGTTTTTCATTTTGACATTTTACATATGTCACATTTGTTTTTTTAGAAATAAAGTCACCTGTGCCCCAAGTTAATATCTGTTTGTTGCTGTGATTTTTTACCGTGATACAGATTATAGTTTCTTTAGGATTTTCTATGTCAGGAAAACCTGCGTCACAAGTTGTTTCAATATCTAGTGTAAAGATTTTAATATAGTCTTTATTCCATTTGACTTCATCTTTATAATGACTTGCGATATATTGATATTGATAACGATTCATACCATAAATTTTATATTCAGGTATACTTTTATATTGATCTACAAAATACTTTGCCTTTGATATGCTGTCAAACTTTTTAGGTGCAACATATCTGCCGTCTAGTGTCTGATGTTTTGTTTTATCTTTTGTAGGTACAAATAAGGTAGGTTGATAATTAATTCTACTTAAATATGATTGACCATTAGCGACACCTCTAATAAGTAATTTGCCTTTATATTCTAGGACATTTGTATAGAAATCACTCGCTAAATTCATAATGTATTATATCACAAAGACTTAAAAAAATCAAGTCTGTTTTGGTATGTGGACTATTAGTCCATCTAGTTTTTCGTCTAATGTTATTTGACAACTTAATCTACTATTCTCCTTCATTAATGGATCATAATCTAATAATTCTTGCTCTGCACTATCACCTTTTGGTTTACCTACTTTATCGACCCAATTCTTATCTACCCAAACATGACAAGTAGCACATGAACAAGCACCTCCACAATCAGCGTCTATGTTATCAATATATCCTGCTTTAGAATAATACCTTGACGCCTCCATAAGAGTATTGTAAACAGGTACCTCAACGGTTTCTGTTTCACCTTTCCTGGTTACAAAATGTACTTTAATATTTTTCATTACACAATAAGTTTTGTTTTAGGTTTAACCAAACTACTTGTATTCTTATCATATGCGTCAATCAAGTTTGTATCTGGATTTGTTGATGTAATTATATTATCTTTTTTAATTTTAATTACTTCGTCTTTTGTATATGGTATATACGGATGAAAACCTATTGACATAGGTTGTCCTGGCTGACCTTGCATAGGTATAAGCACAAATGGTTTTTTTATATATTCAAAATCAAAATGATTTTCTAGGTCACCTTCTTTTAATGGATCGCCTTCTTCAACTGGCGTACCAATCACGTCTTCTCCTGTTGAGAGTCTGTATAATCTAATCATAATATATCCTTTCAATTATTCAGATTTAGTTTCTTCTTTAACTACTTTCTTACCAATGTTATATTTCGCTTGTAAATTCCACTCACTCTTTTCTTTAAATGCTATGATTTTAATTTGTGATAGAGGTGCTTTGTTTTTTGCCTCATCTGTTTTTACTATTGATAATAGATTCCAGTCTTGTAGTAAAACAGCAATTGTATTTCTTCTTTGTACATCATTTTCAATCAATGTGGCTTTCTTGCCATCTAAAGCAAATAATTCTTTAAAATGTACTATGTAATATTTACCTTGTTTATGTAGTATGTGACAACTCTGAAATAAAGTTTTATCTTTACGACTTGCAACACCTATTCGGGATAAGGTTTCCCTAATCTTTAAAAAGTCATCAGGTTGATTGAGGGTAACCTCTAACATCATTTCTGGCGACCAATTGAAACTATCTTCACTCATCTTTTTCTCCCACCCTTATCAAGTTTTTCCTTAATAAGACTCAATTGTTTTTTATCTAGTATGTCTAGGGCTACCTTTGCTTTTGAATTGCTATAACCATAATATTCTTTTACATACTCTAAATTTTTAGATTTTGCAGTAGATGTCCACTTACCACCAAATCTTTTTCTCTTACGAATACTATTTAGTAGAAAATGAAATTGAAGCCTCTTACTCAAGCCATGTCGCATATTCACTTCGTTTGCCATCATTATACTATCTACATGTTGAGATAAACAACGATTGATAATATATGGCGGATACTTCTTCTCCCAGGTCAGGTCATCGCCATCAAGTAAGTTTACTTTACTAAAGTTTATTGCATTTAGATAATCCGATAATTTATATTCTATCATTAATGTTTCTCATGTTTTTTGTGACCTTTATGAGAGCCCATATAGTAATCGCCTGGTTCATAATTCCATACTTTACCGTGATGTCCTCTAATATCAGCCCAAAACATTCTGCACTTAACAATAAGTCTTCGCCAAAAAGTTCGTCTAGCCATTCTCTCCTCTACTTAAATTTACATTCTGCCATGATTTGTGTTAAACAGGCAACCATATTTATCTCATGGTCTGCGACAAAGGCTGATTTATATTGGTAATCTGCAATCGTTAATACGGCTGCAGGCACAGATTGTGGTTGAAGATTTTTATATAAGATGTCATAGATACTAGAAAATAAAGATGAAGGATCTTTATCTAGGTTTTGAACAACCCATTTACGCATATCACTAAATCTTTTTTCTTTTAATAACTTAACTAGTTCTTTATTATTAATTTCTGATAAAGAAACAAGTATACCACTATCTATTTTACCTCTTACAGAATATCTTTGTAACTCATTGATAGTTCTTCTAAAGTCAGGATAGTGTCTTTGTATCAGTTCAGCAAGTACCTTTTTATCAAATTCTATGTGTTCTTGTTTTAGAATATTTGATAATCTACCCATAAAAGCAGTTGCAGTTTTTATCTTTTGACCATTCGTAATACGAAAATCAATACAGGTGCAACGACTATGTAAGGCAGGTATTATCTTGTTTTTAAAATTACAAGTAAATATAAATCTACAATTCTTGTAAAATGTTTCGATAAAGTTTCTTAATGCAGGCTGAACAGAATCAGGATTCATATAATCAGCCTCGTCAATAATAACTACTTTGTGATTTGAATTGCCATCTAATGAAACACTAGACGCAAAGTTTTTGATTGTAGTTCTTAAAGTATCAATATGCCTACCTTCATCTGAACCATTTATGATAATACTATCTAAACCTAACTCATCACATAAGGCACGAGCAACCGTTGTCTTACCCGTACCTGCTGTGCCAGATAAGAGAAGATTAGGTAATTCTTTATTATCTAAAAATTTTAGAAAGGTAGTTTTTAAGTCTTCACTTAAAATACAATCTGATATTTTTCTAGGACGGTATTTTTCAACCCATAAAAAGTCTGACATGAAACCTCACTAAAATGTAGAGTCGGCTTCTAATGCAATCCAATATTGCACAGGAACTTTTTTATTAATAAAATGAGCAATCTTTGCCTTTGATAATGCAACATCATATTCACCAGGAATAATTTTCATATTCTCTGCCTTGATGTAAGCAGTAAATTCAATATCACTTGTACCAATCTCAATAGATGATACATTTGAATTACTATTTTTCTTATCTAAAGCAACCATTTTAATTTTGCCATTCTCACCTTTAAATGCAATATCTGGTAGACTTAAATTTGTATATAGTTTTTTGACAGAATCATAATCACTATTTTTTAAAGTAAATGTGACCGTCTTGTCAGGCATTTGTATTTCTTTGCTTGGAACAACCAAAGTAGATTTGTCAGCAAAAGCATATCTTGCCGATAGAGAGGAACTCTCATCTTTGATTTGTAAATTAGCAGAACCATTAAACTTCAATACTGGTTTTGCAAAAGAATCTAGTGCTCTTAAAAACTCTGGTAAGTCATAAACACCAAATTCACTTTCAAACTCCTCAGCAACATCTGCTTTTGCCATTATGTTTTTCATAGTTGACATAGTAGCAATTGATTTGCCTGGTTTGAAAAGTATGTTATTATTAATGTCCGAGAAGTTTCTCAATACACTAATAGTCGCTTCACTTATTTTCATTTTTTCTCCTTATCATAATTTAATAATAATATAGTATAATGTATGGCCTTCAATAAATCTTTTCTATTGTGACCATCTTTTTTACCATACCTACACAAATATTTAATTGCATTTGCATGGCAAAAATCTTTTCCAATGTTAAGAGTTTTTAGTAAATCTAAAACTTGAAAGCCATCTTTACCTTTTGAGTAATGTTGACCATAAGTAGATGAAATATATTCACCTATCTCTTTTAAGATTTTATCTTCATTGTATTTCATAATATAAGTATAACATTAACTAGGGTTAATGTCAAGGTTTGGCAATGGTTGATCGTGTCTTGGATCAGTTTGTTGCAAATATATGTTCATATGTTCTGGTTTAGATACGGTATACGGATCATCATCAGCACTAAAGTTATTAAAACCTGGTTCTACAAACATCTTTTCAACAACACAATTATTAATTACAGCAGAATATCTCCATGATCTCATACCGAATCCTTGTGCTGGTTTGTTTACTAACATACCTAAATTTCTTGTAAATGTACCACAACCATCTGGTATCATTTTAACATTTTTAATTTGTAAATCTCTTGCCCAAGCGTTCATTACAAAAGCGTCATTAACAGATATACAATATACATCATCAACACCTATACTTTTAAATGTATTATACATCTCATCATAAGTAGGTAATTGTTGACCTGAACATGTTGGAGTAAATGCGCCTGGTAAACTGAATAAGACAATCTTTTTATCTTTAAATAAATCGTCTGTTGTTTTATCAACCCATGAGCCGCCTATAAAAGTACAGCCACCTTTTTCGTCTGTGTCGCCAGTTCTAAATTTGAATGTGTGTTTTTTTATTTCCATAATATAGTTTCCTTCAAGTGTTAAGTGAGAGGTCAGTATATTGTGGAGGACTGACCTCTCTATGTGTGGTGTATAATTATTTATACATCACTATTATTATAATAACAAATTATTCCTAATTTGTCAAGCTTACTTAATGTCTATTGATTTAAGTTTTTTAGCGTCTGGAATAATCTTCTCCATAGACACTTTCAATAGTCCATCTTTCAACTCTGCGCCTTTGACCTCTACATCATCAGCGATAGTAAATGATCTTTTAAAGTATCTTTTTGAGATACCTTTATGAATCATATCTTTTTCTTTAGGAGCCCCTTTTCCAGGTGCTACACCTAGTGACTCTCCAAAAGAATTAACTTTTGATTCGATAGTTAGCATATTGTTCTCACTAGTGATTTCAATATCTTTTTTATTGAATCCTGCAAGAGCAATCTCAATATCAAACTTATGAGTTCCTGTCTTAACTAGATTGTATGGTGGATAGTTAACCGTAGGTACATCAAACATTGATTCGAAATGATCGAACATGTCATCAAATCCTACTGATAACGGTCTTAATTGATTGAAAATAGATAGTGCTTTATTGGTCATATTAACCTCCTTTATTAAGCAAAGTTATTTTCTGACAACCCATAATGGCATTGTCAATTATTATATAATAATTATTTATATAATTTCAAGCATGGTAGTGGTAGGTCTCACCCACGTTTACCCTAACTCATCTTACTGAGCCTATCAGACTAAGGATCCCTATCGATTCTCTGCTACAAAGACCAATGGACCATGCAATAAGTGGGCAGTTTTACTAGTCTTATTGACCATTAGGTACTGCCCTAACCTTCTACACCCCTAAAAGGACTTATGAATTGCCTTTTAGTAATAATATATATATCAGACACAACGGCGTAGAAACTTTAAATTCTTTTTATTTTTTCGCCTTTAACCCAAGTGTAACCTAACATCTCGTCATTTTTTCTTTGTGCTTTCGCAATAATTTTTGCACGAGCTTTTCTGGCTTCTCTTTTTATGGCAGATGGTTTCTGATAGTATTGTCGCTCTCTTAACTCTTTAACAATACCTGCCTTTTGTGTTTTCTTTTTTAGAACACGCATGGCTTTCTCAAGGTTACCACCTCTTACTTCAACGGTTATGCTCACGATCCCTCCTTTCCTTTTGGTTCAAAAACTGGTATCTTATCTCCCCCTAAATCATAATCGTGGTATGTATTAGGTTTTGTATTTTGATATTCAGGTAAAGGTGCTGTACCTTGCGCCTTACCTTTCTTAACATCATCATTATCATAATGAGGTATTTTAGATTTATCTAAAGAACCTAATACAGCAGCTGCACCAGGTTTAACTTTTTGAATCTTACCACCTCGTTTTAAAAAATCTTCTAAACTTTCTTTTTTCATATTGTCTCCTTATAAGACTTGTGACCCTTTCGGGCCACAAGCGGACTTACACTATGGATAGATTTTAGACTACTCAATAGGTTAGACATTTATGTCACCATCTTCATCATCCTCACTATCATCGGAATTCTTTTCCATTAAGATTTCAGCCTCTTCAGCCTTCTTCTTATCTTCAAGGATTTGTTCAACTGAAGCACCACTATCAACTTTAGTGTATAGATCAACAAATGATGTTTTAGTATCATCATCAAATCTATTTGTACAAACTGATATAGCCTTCATTTTGTTTTTAAAGATACCATATGCTTCTGCAATATGGACAAGTCTTCTGGTTGATATAATCTCATCAACACCGCCATCATTATAAGTTTTTCTTATAACGTCAGCCCAAGTCACTAGATTGTGAGCAAACTTGTCATCTTTTTTACCTGCACTAGCAAGTTTTGTACTAACAATTTTTTCTTCTACTTTAGCAGTAGGATATTGTTGTTCAAAAGTCACAGGAAATCTTTCAAGGAATGCCTCGTTAAGAACATTAGTACCGATAAACTTACCGTCATCACTACCTTGACCTTTTGTATTCGCAGTAGCGATCACATTGAAGCCAATCTTTGGTGCAACAAACTTGTTAATCTTTTTAACATAGACACCTGAACCCTCAAGGATAGGTTGTAAACACATGATCTTATTACTTGCAAGGTCAATCTCATCAAGTAAAAGAACAGCGCCTCTTTCCATCGCCTCGATTACAGGACCATTTTGCCATACGGTCTGACCATCTTTAAGTCTATAACCACCCAACAAATCATCCTCATCGGTCTCAATTGTTATATTACATCTAATCATCTCTCTTTTACTCTCGGCACATGCCTGAGTCACAGCAAGCGTCTTACCGTTACCAGAAAGACCTGTAATAAAAACAGGATAAAACTTTTTAGATTTTACGATATTTTTAATATC